CTCACATTGGCTGGAAGAAGATAAGAGAATGTTATGGTATGTGGTTCACCAGAGAATATTGGACTGACTATAACATAGTCGAGGCCTGCGCCTGGGGAGCCAAGGCTATGATAATCATACCCGGGCTGATCTTTAAGATCGAGATATGGTGGTTATATTTCCTCAGCCTGTTCACCAGCATAATGTTGGTATGGGCCAGTGAGAAGAAACTACTGCCCACGCTTGTAGGATTTAACACGATGTGGATATGGCTAAGTTTAATGGTCATAGTACAACACATAATCTAGGAGAACTGAATGAACATTGAAGACACACCCTGGTTCGAATCCAACCCACTGATAGATCATCCATTGTACTATGTGTTCGAGGGCAAGTACCCGGTAACCAAGGGGCACGTGCTATTCGTACCCAAGGTAGATGATCCCAAGCATAGGAAGGCCTGCTATGAGGAAGCATATGATTGGGGAGTGGATCTTTTCAAAAAGGGTTACTGCGATGGGTTTAACATAGGACAGAACATAGGCCAGTCTGCAGGACAGACAGTAATGTACCCACACATACACCTCATTCCACGCACTACGGGCGATTGTGAGGATCCTAGGGGTGGTGTGCGTGGTGTTATTCCAGACAAACAGAAATACTAAATGAAACTACTAATCAACGGTGACAGCCATACCGCTGGTGCCGAGGCAGTCAATGCCCACGCATTCGCGGAGGACGATCACAGGTACAAGCACCTGCACAGGCAACCACACCCGGACAACCTGAGGGCCAGTTGGGGGCAGAAGTTGGGAGAGATGCTCAAGATGGGCACCACCATACTGGCAGAGAGTGCCAGCTCAAACGATCGCATACTGCGTACCACCAACGAGTGGTTGAACAATCACGGCAATGACGTGTTCGTGATCATACAATGGAGCACGTGGGAAAGGGAGGAATGGCTGATAGATGGCAACTACCACCAGATCACTGCATCAGGGTTGGACAGCGTGCCTGACAGCCACAGGCAGAAATACAAGGAGTTCGTGGCGGATGGATGGAATGGATTCAGGCGTGAACACCACTGGCACGTGAGGATCAAGGCATTCCACGAGCACCTGACCAAACAGCACATACCACACCTGTTCTTCAACGGCAACTCCCGGTTCAAGAAGGTCAAGGCACCATATGACTGGGGTCTGAGCTACTGGGAACCCTACACCAGCAGTTACCATGACTGGCTACAACACAACGGACACCGCACGGTATCCAGCGACAGTTACCATTATGACGAGAAGGCACACGGTGCCTGGGCCAGGCACATGATGAGGCACATACTTGACAACAAATTGATTTGATCGTATAATGTTAGCATGAGATATCTACTAATTGACACAGCAAACACTTTCTTCCGTGCCAGGCATTCCGCATACAGAGGTGCGGACGAATGGGAGAGATTGGGATTCGCCATACACGTGACCATTGCCAGCATCAACAAGGCATGGCGTGACCAAAAGGCGGATCATGTGATCTTCTGCCTGGAAGGACGTTCATGGCGCAAGGATTTCTACGAGCCATACAAGAAGAACAGGGCAGTGGCCAGACAGGCACTGACTGACAGAGAACTCAAAGAGGACGAGATGTTCTGGGCCGCCTTTGACGACCTCAAGGACTTCGTCAGGGACAACACCAACTGCACGGTGTTGCACCATCCACAGTTGGAGGCCGATGACCTGATAGCGGGTTGGATACAGTCGCACACGGCACACCATCATACCATAGTGAGCAGTGACACGGATTTCTATCAACTGCTGGCCGACAACGTGAACCAATACAACGGCATCAGTGACGAGCTACACACACTGCAGGGCATCTTCGACAAGAAGGGCAACAGGGTGTTGGACAAGAAGACCAAGGAGCCCAAGGAGATACCCAATCCGGAATGGATACTGTTCGAGAAGTGCATGCGTGGTGATCCCACAGACAACATCTTCAGTGCCTACCCGGGTGTGCGTAAGAAGGGCACACGCAACAAGGTAGGACTGCTGGAGGCATTCGAGGACAAGAGCAAGAAGGGATTCAACTGGAACAACCTGATGTTGCAACGTTGGGTGGACCACAACGAGCAGGAACATCGTGTGCTGGATGACTACGAACGCAACAGGATATTGGTGGACCTGACAGCACAGCCAGATGACATCAGGAAGATCATAGCAGACACCATCACGGCAAGCACGGTGAGGAAACAGGTGCCCATGGTGGGTGCCAAGTTCCTGAAGTTCTGTGGCAAGTATGAATTGAACAGATTATCAGACAACGCGGACAAGATAGCGGAATGCCTACAGGCAGGCTATCCAGGATAAGGAGCAGTCATGACAAAATACACAGCCAAGGGCATAGTCAAGAACCAGTACTGGGTGTTGACAGATGGCCAGAAACGCATAGGTGAGATCAAGGCCAATGGCGTGGGCAGGGGTTACACGGTCACCTTCAATGGAAGTAGGCAGAAGTTGGATTCCTCCATGGCCAAGATGAAACGTGAGCTGAACTTTGATTGGGTAGAGGTGCCCAAACGCATCCGGGTCAGGCCTGACCAGGTGCATGGCTATCCCACTGACTGCGATCCATTTGACGGAGTGTGGGACCTGCAACACAAGGTGCCCATCTACACCAAGGAGAAGAACTCCAAGTCATTCTTCTGTGCTGGTTGGTATCTGATCAAGAAGGGCCGACACTGGAAGGAAAAGTTCTGTCCCAAACTGATCAGCATACAACGATATGACTGGAGAGGTCCATGCAAGACTCCCCAGGAACTGCTCAGGATCAAGGCATGAAAGGACAGCACATAAGGCGGTTTATCCAGCGTATAAACGACCTACAAGCGGCGAACGCACGTGAGATGACCATGACACTCCATGAGGCCAGACAACTGCATGCGGACATCACCAATCTGCTGTTAGATCGGCAGGAAACTGCACGTGCAGACACCGTTGACAGCATCGAGATGAAAGGAACCCCATTCTAATAACTACGCCGTTATTTGGCTAAATAATAGCAGTAGAAAACCAATAATAAAAACAGGATGAGCAGACCAAAACCACAGGTCCTTGTGGAGATAACCAACAAGGAAACATACAAGACAGAGCAGGTGCTGGCCAGCGAGGGCATCTGGGCGGTGTATTACGAGGACCGTCCCATCAACCTCAAGACGTCCAACTACCTGGTGAGCTATCCGGGACCCAAGTACAAGAAGGTGTCCTTTTCCAATCCTGGCCATGCCATCAATCTGGCCAAGAAACTCAACGAACAATTCCGGACGGACAAGTTCTCGGTCGTGCTACTGGACAGGGGCAAGGTCATTTACCCAGAGAATGGGAAGAAAACTAAATCTAACTAGACAGATACTCAAGAAGATAGACAGTCCTCCATCCGAGGAACTGGCACTGATGACCTGGTGGGCCAACATACGTGAGGATGGTGGCATGGGCCTGACCGAAGATGGATTCATACTGTTCATTGACCGACTCAAACTCAAACACTATGACTGGGAATTGCCCGCACAGAGCATCCTGGGCAACAGGATAGTGCTGGCCATGGATCGCAAGATGGAGTTCCCCTACTACATCAAGAGGCCACGGGGCAAGAAAATGAAAGGCATGATCTACCTGTTCGGAGAGCGTGACGCCGTCATGCTGAACCTGTGCGGTAGCCTATCTAAATTTGTTGAAAACACCCTTCAGCCAGACGAGAGCTGGAACTAGGGCCAACGCCAACAGGCAACCCAGGCCCGTGCCAAAGGCCAATCCCCAACTGGCAGTGACCGCACCGCCGGTGAAGTCTGATATGGCATTGCCTATGCCGGCACCAAACACCGCACCCATTCCATGCTGGAACCTCCTGGGCAGGTATTTCTCGAGATGTAATCCATACAGGGCACCCAACAGCATGATGCCGTTGTCGACCAATCCAAATATGATGTAATCCATGAACATGCCAATATTTATGGATCTCAGGACTTGACAAAAAATTCAATATATCTTATAATTGTTTTTCCTGCCGGATTAGCACAGTGGTAGTGCAACCGCCTTGTAAGCGGTAGGTCATCTGTTCGAATCAGATATCCGGCACCA